AACCGCGCGGTCGTTGTAGGGCTCTAAATGGGCCCGATAATACGACAAACACAATAGCGATAATAAATGCACAAGGGGAACGTTTATAACTAAGCACAGATAAGGACTGCTGAGTGGGTGGTAGAGACTCTCACCTGCCACAATGAAAGCTTATCAGATACGCAGCTGCATGAACTTTGCCTTAAATTGCTTAACTCTGTTTCGAACTTTGAGTTCTCATCAGATGGACTTAAAGTCCATTACACAGTTAAGTGTATACCAAAGAAAAAGAGTGCTAGGCGGCGGGAAAGTGTGACAGTGCCTAGCCCCCCCCCCAACCCCAATTATAATTATGGAATGTAACATACCTATTAAGCGGGTTCAGTAGATTGAGAACCAACTCAACGAATATAAACGGTTACACCAGGACGGGATTGAATTCCAGTTGAACAGAGTAATGTTCGTCCCTTTTGCATTTTAGCTTTGTTAATTTATATACCTGCTTTAAATAGCCTTATTTTTCCTTTTACTTGAATAATCTTTTAGAATATCCATTAAGAGTTTATGTTCCCTCTTAGATAAAAGGGGCGATCCCAACTCTTCGACATCGTAGCTTACGACTGTCGCGTTGACTAACCGGTCATGAAAAAGATTGGCAGCAGTAATAAGGCGATCATCCGAATATTGTAGTAATCAGATTGATTCTGAGCTGCTGACCGATCTAAGTATATCGCTCACTGAACGCATCGTACATTGTGATTTCAAGGCATTTAAAAACGAAACTGTATTTAAGCCAACAGGAACCGATGGCGGATTTTGTTCCGCGTTCTCAGTAATAATCGTGTTGATCTTTTTAAAGTTGTATTCGCATACCCAGGCAAATTTTGCTTCTATCCGTATTTCCTGTATTCATGGATTTAAGAGGTTAAATCCAACGGAACATTTTGTATATAGAAAGTACACAATTTCGACTAATTTGATAATCTTAGTATTACAAAGTAGTTTTATAAGATTGAGCAGTGTTAGTGGGCTTCAAACGGAGGCTAGTATACCGATTGAAGTTTCTAATGGACATTTTTGTTCAGCCCAAGCATAGAGTTGTCCAAATGGTAGAGGTGTTATGCGAACGCCGGAAATAACATAGTTTCTCGCAAATTCTATGTTATGGGAAATGGTATTAACAGAAGGGATTGTTTTATTGATATTGACTTCTAGCCCGATTTGCTTCATAATGTTTAAGTATGATTCAAAATCTGACGGACTTCCTTTTATAAGTAAGTCGTCGCCAACTAGCATGTATCTATCAGTTGGTATTTTACACAACCAATTGACTATATAATGATGTGTGATAGCCAAAGCGACTCAAGATGAAAATAAACCCATCCCTTGCCCAACAGCGTATCTTACAGGTAACCCAGCATTAATTTTAGACTTAGTTGTGTCGTATGCACGATCGACTATATTAAGTCACTGCACCGCGATATCTTGACCATCGAATCCCAATCATGTTCATATAGCAGAAATTACCTGCGCCTGAAGAATACGAGGCATTCTGTCAGTTGCGGCCGATAAATCAATAGAATAGAAGTTAACACTTCCTTTCTCTTGCTCTTTATCGTATAATTCTAATCCTCTTCTGTGATTAAAAGTACAATCTGAGGGCAGCATAGATAGCATTTTAAACAATGTAAAATGAATAGCTGACAGAGCAGTTTGTGAAAGTCAGTCAACCTGTGCTATAACTCTTGATTTACCACCGGGCGCAGTAAAGTGGAATAGACGCGAATGAATTGCATCTTTAATGAAATCTTTGTCCAGTTGAACATTTATGATTAGTGATTCCATAAGTGGACCAAATTCATTATAACCTTCGAAATGGCTAGCTAGTTTGATAATAGCCGAGGCAAGCTGTGTATCCTGCCCTACGGCGGCCACATCCTTAAACAAGTTAGAAGATGATGCACCTCCGTTGGGGGAGCTTGCATTACCAGAATAAATCGACAAACGAGAATAGCTTTTGATTAATTCCCAATCTCAGACTATGGATACAATTCAATCTGTTATATTTTTCAGACTAAACTCATCTTTAAGTAAAGAAGGAATATCTTTGCTTCCCGAATATACTGCCAGCATAGTAGACGCGCTTGGTGCCGTCTTAACTTGAAACTGACGGTATATAACCACCATTGAAAATAGAACATCAAGAAGTTTCTTTTTTGAGTTACTATCTGTGGAATTGTCGATATCTAATAATAGTTTTGGGAGATTATCAATCAATCCGATGATAGGCGCTCTTAAAGAACCCAACTCAAGCTCGTTAACATTATCTGTGTAGATTCTACGCAGTATAAAGTTCTCAAGTAGCTTTAACGCTTTAATCACATGCAGAGGATTTATGTTGCCTGGTTTAGCTGGCTTTTTGTTTTGTAGCCCTTTATATAATATCATGTCTCTAGTTAATCCCTTAGTAGGATTTTTAGTACGTGTTTTCTTAGGTTTAACAACTGGTTTAAATCTATCGACAAGCATATAAGAAGCTATAACACAAAAATCAGTAAACACCATTACGAAGGCGGTAAGGATACAAGGGTTTATAGAGCATTCTTTAAGTTCACTTAAACATGCTTCTATCAAAGCCTTGTAAATATCAAAGCGAGATATATCTTTTTTTAGTATTATATTGTTTTTCATGTTGTATATTTATATAATCCTCAATAAGTAGTTCTCATTCCTAGGACAGACATCAAGAATCGATATCTATACCCTCGGCGGATACTCTCTTATCATGCTACCGATCCATCAAGGAAAGGTTATCGCGGCCAGGATAGCCTTTGTCTTTAGTGCATAATCATTATTTTTTAGATTAGGCATCGGGGTATTGTTATACAATATAATGAAAGATAAATCAAGGAAGAAAAAAGGTACTTACTAAGATGAGGCGTAGTTCGCAAATTATAGATTTGTCCATTATTTTGCGAACGCGTAGGCCTCCAAAACTATTATTAACCGCGCGGTCGTTGTAGGGCTCTAAATGGGCCCGATAATACGACAAACACAATAGCGATAATAAATGCACAAGGGGAACGTTTATAACTAAGCACAGATAAGGACTGCTGAGTGGGTGGTA